GTTCTTGATACTGGAATCTGTACTGTTTTCCGAGCCCACGACATCGCTCAGCCTGGTGAGATGCCCAGGAAGGCATTCACACCCATCTGTCAGGGCTGGTATGGTGAACTCAGTTTTGAAACCAGCCCGGTCTGGGCCACTGAAGGACGGAATGAGCAGCGTGTCGATAGCAGGATCCGTATCCTGCAGAATCGCGCGATTGCTCAGGACGATGTCGTGATCTTGGCACAGGTGGACGAATATCCGGAGGGTGCCGTGGCCTATCGGATTACCCGTGCTTATCACGGCGTAGATGAAGACGGTCCGACGCCGATCACCGACCTCACTCTGGAGGTGATCGAGCCGTGACGATCGAGGACATCCGGCAGCTCGTGATCAGCGCGGACAGCTACGCGAGCCACTACGACAGCGCGCACCGATCCGGCGCGGCCTATACCGTGTGGCGCGAGATCAGGCAGTTCGGCATGATGGCCGACGACCTGCATCAGGGCGGATTGGCCTTCCAGATCGACCGATTCACGAAAGATGAGGGCGATCCGGTCGCTCAGGCGATCCTTGACGCGCTGGACGCCGACCCGCGCGTGGCGTACCGCTATGAGGTCGACTATGAGCCGGACACGCGGTACATCCACCACATCTACGACTGCGAGGGGATCTGAATGGCGCGCTTCGACATGAGCGGGCTCGACAGCGTGATCGCTGATATGCGCAAGATGGGGCAGGCGAGCGGCGAGGTCGCCGACGCGATGCTCCTGACCGGCGCGGCGGAGGTCCGCGAGGCGTGGCGCAGATCAGCCGAAGAACACGGGCACCGCGATACCGGCGACATGATCGAGTCGATCGGCTTTCCAAGAGCGCCGCAGAATATCGGCGGGGCCAAGAGCATCGATATATACCCGCAGGGCGTGGACCGGCGCGGCAAACGGAACGCCGAGAAGGCGTTCATCCTGCACTACGGCACGAGCAAAATGCCGGGCTCGCGCTGGGTCGACGACGCCGACAAGTACAGCGAAGACACGGTCGTACCGGCGATGACCGAGGTGTGGGACACGTGGATCAAAACGGGCAGCCTGAGCGGCGCGACCTCGCTGGGCGGCGGCGCGCTGACGGGCATCAGGACGACGAAAGGATGATAAGACATGGCATACATCGGAATGCAGCACGTCGTGGGCGCGACGATCACGACGGAGACTGAGGGCAGCCCGATCGTCTACGGCACCGGCATGGTGCTGGGCAAGGCGATCAGCGGCAACATCACCTGGAACCGCAGCGACAACCCGCTTCGCGCGGATGACGGAATTGCAGAGAACGACAATGGCATCACCGGCGGCGAGCTGGAGCTGGGCGTGGACGATCTGACCGATGAGGCGAGAGCCTACGTGCTCGGCGAGACCAAGAAGGACGGCGCCCAGGGCGAGCCGGATGTGTACGAGACGACCGACGCCGCAGCGCCCTACATGGGCGTGGGCTACGTGCGCGTGCGGCGCAAGGCCGGCGTGACTAAATACGAGGCCTTGTGGATTCTGAAGACACAGTTCGGGCTCCAGAATGAGGAGACCCAGACCAAGGGCGAGACGATCGAATGGCAAACGCCGACGCTCAACGGCTTGATCTTCGGCGTGCAGAACGACGCGACGCTCGTGACCAAATACAGGGAGCACTCCACGTTCACGACGCTGGCCGACGCCGTGGCGTGGCTCGACGGCAAGGCCAACATCTGAGCCTGACGACTATGGAGGAGTGGTTATGACGTATTTCAACGTGGGCGGGCGCAAGCTCGCCCTCGCTTTCACAATGGGCGCGCTGGCCGACATGGAGGAGACGTTCGGCGAGAGGTGCAAGCTCACGTGGGAGGGCATCAATGCGCTGTTCGAGAAGCGGCGCGATGTGCTGCGCATGATGGCGATCATGGCGAATCAGGGCGAGCAGATCGAGGGCCGCGCGGGCGATGTGACGGAGGCCTGGCTGGGCCAGACCCTCAAGCCGGTGCAGTTCGTGGCGGTGCAGAAGGCGCTGCTGGACGCGATCACCGAGGGCATGAGGATGGAGAGCGACGCGGGCGACCCGGATGAAGAGGTCGACGTGGTGCTCGAAGAGATCAAAAAAAAAGACACGGCGGGCGGCTGACGTATCGTCAGATGCTCGCCTATGGATTGATAGCAGGTCTCGGCCTGGGCGACATGGATAAAATGCCGCCCGGCCTGATCTGCGATTTGTTCATATATAGGCGGATGTACGACGACGCAGAGCACGGCGTGAAGCGCAGGCACGAGCCGCGATGCGCGGACTGATTGGGGTGGGACGATGGCCAACAGAGAGATTAAGACCAAGCTGACGCTGGACGGCGAGCGGCAGTTCAAACAGGCGATGAGCGAGGCCGCTGACGCGCTCAAAACGCTGGACGCGGAGCAGAAACTCGCGAAGGCGCAGTTTGAGGCGACCGGCGACGCGGAAACCTACGCTACCGAGCGAACGCGCATCCTCAAAGAGCAGATCGCGCAGCAGGAGAAGGCGGTCGAGGCGGCCAAGGCGGCCCTGGAACAGATGAAGGCGGACGGCGTTGACCCGAACAGCCGCGCCTTCCAGACGTGGCAGCGGAAAGTGTACAACGCCGAAACCCGCCTGATGAACCTGAATACCGAGCTCGACAACGCGGAGCAGCCGCTCAGCGACATGGCCGAAGGGCTGGATGAAGGCAAGGACTCGGCGGAGAATTTCGGTGACGCGGTCGACTCGATCAATAAAAATATATCGTTCCAGGCCGTCATCGACGCGGCGGACGCTGTGCGCGAGAAGATCGCCCAGATCGCCGGATCGATCATTCGTCTCGCCAAGGGCGCGTGGGACGTGATGCAGGGCGGCGCCGACTGGGCCGATGAGCTGTCTGCGCGCGCACAGGTCGACATGATGCCCGTGGAGATGCTGCAGGCGTGGGACTACGCGGCCCGATTCATCGACGTCGATTCCGACACGATCATCAAAGCGCGCAGCAAGCTCATCGGCCAGATGGACCTGACCAACAAGGACGCGGCGATCGCGTTCAACGAGCTGGGCGTGGCGGTGTACGACAACAACGGCCAGTTGCGCGACGCAAACACAGTATTTTTTGAGACCATCGACGCGCTGGGCCGCGTGAAAAACGAGACGCAGCGCGAGATGTACGCGCAGCAGCTATTCGGGCGATCCGCGCGCGAGCTGATGCCGCTGATCAACGCGGGCAGCGACGCCTTCAACGAGTGGGCCGATCACGCGCCGATCGTCAGCGAGGAGGACATCAATAAGCTCACGGCGGCGGACGATGCGTTTGAACAGCTCGACGCAGAGCTGGACGTGGCGAAGTACCAGACGCTTGCCGCGCTCGCGCCGGCGTTTGAGACGATCGCGAGCGGCATGACGACGGTCGTGCAGAAGTTCAACGAGTTCGTGCAGTCCGAAGAGGGCCAAAAGGCGCTTGAGGGGATCGGCACCGCGATCGAATCTATTTTCAACGCATTCACAGAAGACGTCGACTTCGAGGACCTGCTTGGCAGAGTGCAGAAGGCCATTGAGGGCGTGACGGGTGCTCTGGATTGGGTGAGCAAAAACAGCGGGGATGTGGTCGATGCGATCAAGACCATTGCGAACGCGTGGGGGCTTCTGACGCTCGGGTCAGCGGCGCTGAAGGTCGGCAAAGTGGTGACCGGACTGAAAGGCCTGCTTGGCGGCGGCGCGGCGGCTGCGGCCGGACGAGCTGCGGGCGGCGCTGCGGCGAATGCTGGGACGGGCGCGCTCGCGTCAGGTGCTGGCACGGGAATCTGGTCTGGCCTTGCCGCGAAGACCGGATCGCTCCTGTCGACTGCCGGTACGGTGGCCGGGAACGTGGCGGTTATCGGTTTGCCTGTCGCCGTGGCGGCCGGCGCGGTATACGGATTCAATAAGCTGCAGGCCCACGAGGCCAACAAGCCCGAGTTCGCGCAGGTATATGGCGGCTGGGAATCGGCGGACGCCCACGACACGATCCTCGGCAATCTGACCGACGAACAGGCCGAGGCAATCCGCGCATACTGGCAGGTGTACGAGGATGTTGGCAGCGAGGCCGCCATGGATGCACGCGAGGCGCTGGTCGGCGCATTCTCCGAGGGCGGCGTGCTCAGACCAGAGGACGCAACGACGCTCGTTGAAGACACGTTCGACCAGGCATTGAACGGCATGGACACGGATGGGACTGTTGCAGTGCTGGCCGAAAAGATCCCCGGTTTATTCGAGCAGGCCGGAACCGACTCGGCTGACGGGCTGGCTCAGGGCCTTGGCGACAACGCCGCAGCGGTGACTGGCGCGGTGCAGGGCCTCGCCGATGACGTGATGACGACCTTCACCAGCGCGCTGGGCATTCAGTCGCCGTCAACCGTCATGGCTGGATACGGCGAAAACATCGCGCAGGGCCTCGCGAACGGTATGTACTCGCGCGCGCCTGCTGTCGCGGCGGCGGCGGCATATCTGGCCGCCATCGCGCGGTCTGCTGTGGTGCTGGGCCTGGGCATTCACTCGCCGTCAACCGTCATGGCCGAGATGGGCGGGTTCACAGCGCAGGGCTTCGCTGAAGGCATTGAGGACAACATCTGGCGCGTCAACGACGCGATGGGCGCGATGATCGCGGCGACATCGCGGCAGCCTGAGTACGGTCGCGCCGGTGCGGGCGGTCGGGCCGACATGGACGGCTCTGGCGAGATGCGCGCATACATCGTTATGGACAAAGAAATCGTTGGCGAGATGGTCGCGCCTGCCGTGAACGGCTGGATGGGCGCGCAGATCATGGAGGCGCGATAAATGGCACGGAGATTGGAGATCTGGCTCAACGATCAGGCGCTTCGGGACGTCGACCGGCGCATCATCATCCGCGAGCTGCACGACAACGCGCCGCAGGTCGAGGCGGTCTGGGGCGACAACCCGGGGCGCAGCGGCCAGCGGCTAATCGACCTGAAGCGCGTGACAAAATCGATCGGCATAGAGATCGCGATCCGCGAGCTGTACGATCTGGGCGCGCGGCAGTCGGTGCTCGACGCGGTGAACGCATGGGCGCGTGACGGGTGGCTGCGCACCAACACACAGCCGGGCCGGAGGATATACGTCACGGCGACCGGCTGGCCGTCGATGGACAACGCGCGCGAGTACACGGGCACGTACACCATCGGATTCACAGCGGCGGCCTCGCCATACTGGGAGGACGATATCCCGATGACGTACAGCGGGAGCGGCGCGAGCCTGAGCGGGCGCGTGACCAATCGCGGCACGGCTGACGCGCTGCCCGATGTGACGATCACGCCGACGACGGGCACGCTGACGCACGCGGAGATCACGGTCGGCGCGACGGCGTTCACGTTTGACGGGCTCGCGCTGGACGCGGGCGACGCGCTGACGATCAGGCATGACGAGCGCGGGTTCCTGCGGATCGATGCGGCGGGCGCTTCGGCATTCGGGTTCCGGACGGCTCAGAGCGACGATGAACTGATCGCGGCGCCGGGCATCAACGACGTCACGTTCGAGGGCGACACGGCGTGCGACGTGTCGGTCGCCGTGAGGGGGCGGTACAAGTGACGCGCGTGAGACTTCCCCGGCTGCTTGACGCTAACCTCGATGAAGTGCGGCGCATCCAGCCCACGGTGATGACGGCGAACCTCACCATGCGTGAGACGCCGTCTGCCACGATGGCCGTGACCGATGAGGATATCCAGATGCACGCATGGATGGAACTGTACACGGTGCGCGGCTCGATCGGGATTTTCCGGGTGACCGACATCGACCAGACGCCGCGACGCGAGACGTCGATTACGTTGAGACACGGCATCGACAGCCTGAGCGACGACGTGTGGGCCGCGCAGGAAGACTACGACGGCACAGTCGCCGGATTCCTTGCGCAGATCATGGCGCACCAGACGACGGTGCGATGGCAGCTCGGCGAGTGCGACGACACGGGGGCCTGGAAAAAGAGCGGGATCAACTATTCGCGCCTGAGTGAATTGCTGTGGGAGCTGATCGAGGAGCGGCGCGGCTATCGATTCGAGTACGACTTCACAACGACGCCGTGGACGCTGAGCTTCAAAGCCCTGCCTGCCACGGACGCGGCGGAAGTGCGACTCAGCAGGAACGCTGAGGCGGTGCAGATCAGGCGCACAGATTCCGAGATGTGCAACCGGCTCTATTTGAGCGTCACGAGTGGCACCACGCCCACGCTGCGCACATTCGAGAACGCGGCCAGCCAGGCGCTGTATGGGATCATCAGCAAAACGGCCAGCATCGACCTCGATGACGTGCCGGACGCGGATGCGTGGGCAGCGTCGTTTCTGGCCGACCGCGCCTCGCCCTCGGTGTCGGTGAGCATCAACGGGTACGAGCTGGCGCGGCTGACCGGCGAGACGTGGGATGAGCTCGACGTGGGCAAGCGGTGCAGATTGGTACTGCCAAGCCTGCCGGAAGTCCTGAGCGAGATCATCGTCGCTGTGAGCTATCCGAACGTGCTGGGCGAGCCTGAGCGCGTGACGGTCGATTTGAACAACCACTTGGAGAAATTCACAGAGACCATCGCCGACATGAAGAAACGCATGGGCGGTGGTGGTGGCGGAGGCGGTGGCGGCGGCGGCAAGCTGGCGACCGAAGAAGAGATAAAAGCCTGGGCGAAGGTGGTCACGTCGCACGGGCAGATCATCGAGGGCACCGATCTGCAAGAGCTGTATGAGAGCGGCATAGTCCTCGACGCGGAAACCGGCGTGCGCATATACAGCCTCGTCGAGGGCATGACGGCCAACCGCTCGGTGATCGACCTGAACACAAGCGACATAGGCCTGATCGTCCAAAACGGGCAGGTGCGCGCCGACGTGATCGTGAGCATCGTGAACGGCTCCTCTCAGATCAGTTTGACCGCCGATAAAATTCTTTTGAATGGCGAGACCATCGCGAATGAGATCACCGGCATGAAGGCCGACTTCCAGCAGTTGACGACCGGGCAGGCGGAGGCGCTGTCGATCGTTTCCAACATCCTGGCGGGCACGACCCTGACCGCGCGGAATACGTTCGTATACCAGAGCGACACGATCTACAAGCGCACGCTCAAGCTCGGGAACGTCCAGAGCGCTGACGCGATGGCTGCGGGCGGCACTACATCGGTCGATTTCGACCACGCGCACGCTTTGAGCATGGATAGCTCCGGGCACGTCACGGCAGGCGCGGCTGTCGCGGTGGGGGACGCTTCGGCGACTTTTAATGTGGCCGCGACTGCGTGGTACCAGCAGCAGATCGCGGCGGCGAGACAAGCTGGTGCGGCGGGCGTCACGCTGTCGCAGGGCGGCTGGGACAGCTCCGGTAACAACATCGTCACGGCGTCGAACGGAGCCACCGAGACGGTGGCCCTGCCGTCGTTCACGTCGAGCGGCGGCACGTCGTGGTCTGGCGGCGCGACATACGTATACTTCAGCACGCCGAGCGTGAACGTGCCACTACTCACGAAGCAGGTGAGCTTGCCCGCGACGAGCGCATGGTCTGCAACCGGATCGGTCAGCCCGCCCTCGTCGGCCGGCACGATAACGGTGCGAGTGGGCGGCGCAAGTCGGACGTTCACGTGGAGCGGATCGGCATGGCAGTAAGGGGGGCATATGGTTAAAATCACTTTGACGGACGGCACCGAACTGAGTGCCGTATGGTACTCGGAGCGCGGCGGGATGCTGACGATCTGCCTGACAGACGGGCTCGACGTGCTCGGAGCGGCGCAGGCTTTCGGCGTGCCTGAGCGTGTGGAGCGCCTGAGCATGGCCGGCGACATCACGGAAACGATCGAGGGGTACACGCGGCTGATCACGCTCAACGACCTGCGCCCGACGGGCGGGCTCATCATCATTCTCAGGAGGGAGCCACATGAATGAGATCATCAACGAGATCAGGCAGGAGGTCGGGGCGCTGCTTGAAACCTCGGGCATCAACCGCGCCGTGCTGATCGTGGACATCGCGCAGAAATTGAACCTACTCAGCCAGCGCGCGGACGATATGCAACGCGAACTCGATGCGCTGAAGGCGCCGCTGAACGAACCGGACGGCGAGACCATCGCGGGCAAACACTATAACTATGGGGAGGTAGCCAAATGAGCACCATATTCATTGAACGGACAGTGAACCTCAACGGCCCGATCATCCCGGACACCCTCACGGGTGTGCTAAACTGCGGCGAGGTCGACTCGCACGAGTTCACGATCTCGGCCACGCTCGACAATGATCCATTCGCCATGAGCGGCGTGGTCACGGCAAGCTTCATCCGCTCTGACGGCGTCACCGTCCCGCTCACTGGCTCGATCAGCGACGGTGCGGCCGTGGTGGTGCTGAACAACTTGTGCTATAACGTCCCTGGCCGCTTCGCGTTCACTGTGTTCATCACGTCCGAGGGCGTGACTACGGCGATCTACGGATGCACCGGCACTGTCAGGCAGACCGTTTCCGGCAGCATTGTCGACCCTGGCGAGATCATCCCCAGCGTCTCGGGCCTGATCACGGCCATCGAGAACGCGATCGCGGAGATCCCCGCTGATTATAGCCAGCTACTGGCCACGCAGGCCCCGACGTTCTCCCCATCCACGCCCTACGTCGTCGGATCGTATGTGTGGTATGACGGTACGCTCTACAGGTTCACAGCGGCCCACGCTGCCGGGAGCTGGACCGGCTCAGACGCTACGGCGGTCACAATCGGCGGGGAGCTGGCTGACTTAAAGAGCGCTATGTCACATGATCTGAAAATGATTACCGAAGAGACAGCTAACATTTTTAATGAAACATATTTCCTTAACGCAGAGGGATGGACATACGAAGAAGGCACAGATTCTTTTACGGGGGTTTTGAAACACTTAAGCAATTATGCAGCTGTTGATGGATATCCGGGTTTGTCATTTTCAGCTGGTAAACGTTATACAATCACATTCTATGCAAAGATTTCCGGTTCAACAACAACAGGATACGGCCTGGCAGTACGGTTCGTTTATACTGACAGCACATACGATCATGTCAGAGTGGAAAACAATACATCTTCTTTCACAAAGTTCACGCTGACGAGTGCTTCTGGTAAAACCGTTTCAAAACTGGTTATGACATATTCAAGTGGAGCGAATAATATCTGCTGGATTAAGGATGTTACGCTTGCGGAAGGAGTAAGCGAGAACAATGATCCGTATAGGATGCCTGTTGATGCAATCGCACGGAATGGTGTTGCAAAGAACGTAGAAAAGATACAGGAAGTACAGAAAAACGCTTTAACCATTGGCACACCTTATAATACCTATGCACCGGAAGCGTTTACATGGCAGAATAACCCTTTGAAAGGAAAAATTAGAACGGATTTCAAGGGGACGGTGGAAGTTGATTATGATGTTTCCGTAAATGATCCGACTGAAAGCGGAGTAACTTATTACGTTGATCCGGTTAACGGTGAATCAACAAACAGTGGTCTGACACCGGACGATGCTTTCGGAAAGATGGCAACAGCGCTTGAAAAATCGGATGTTTCCTGCATTATGCTCAAAGGCGGAGTTTATGCTTCAACATTAAATCTCGCAAATGATCCGATTCAGAAAACCATTGCAATAAAAGCAATGGAAGGCGAAAATGTTGTTATTGCTCAAGCGATTGGATCAACTCTGACAGCAGACACCGATCATCCAGGAACGTATTACGGAAGCCGTGGAAACTGCTATGGTATTGTTGATATGAAATATCAGAACAGCGAAGGCGATCCGGTTGAGTATGTTAATGCGTCTGATGTTTTAACAGTTTACTCAACACCCGGATCATGGATTCTGACAGGAGGAACATTCTATCTGCATACACTTGACGGACGGGAGCAGGATGAGGATTTGCTTTGTTTCCGATCCGGTAACAATCTCGTTGCAGAAGGGAATATAACACTTTATCTTGAAAATCTGAAAGTTTATGGTGGAAGTGTTCCGCTAAAAGCAACGGCCCAGGCCGGGACAGATCAACTGAAAGTGTACGCAAAGAATTGTGATTTTTACTATCCATACACGGCGAATGACGATTGTGTGCAAATGCAGGGAACAACAATCAGCATTTTCCAGAACTGCCGAGCAAAGTACGGCAAAAAAGACGGATTCAATTATCATGTTGCAGAAGGGATTGTTCCGAAAGCGATTGAAATAGGATGCGAAGGGGCATATTGCGGTAACATAGAGGATGCAAACGATCAAGGCAGTACAATTCATGACGGCGGTTCTGCTATACGTGTTAACTGCCTGTATCATCATAATCAAGGGAGTAATGTTGCAGATGAAACGGCAGGGACAGAAGCATGGATGATTGGTTGTGTTGCATTTAATTCTTTGGCTGTCAATGCAGGGCAAAACGCTAATTATTTCACTTATGACGGCGTAAAGTTTTGGATGGAGTCCTGCGTAGGGTTTGGTTCTACAAATAATCTGTATATGCACAATTCAGAATCACAGATTGCGTTAAGGAATTGCAGACTTGAGGGAAAACTTGCTCCGAGTGGACAAACACCGATTTATTACTAAAATAACACCTTAACTCACAGACGGGAGGGAGACAGATGGCGGAAATCCTGTTTACCGGGCCGGAGATCGCCGCGCGGCACCTGGACATTGCGACGAATTATAAGACGATATACGGCTACGCGATGTATGGATGGAAGATCACGGACGCGAACATCGCGGTGAAGGCCAACCAGAATCTGAACGGGTGGTACACCAAGGCGCACATCGCCACGCTGAAGGCCGTGGCCGATCAGACGCCCCCGACGTGGGGATTTGACTGCGTGAACCTGACCAAGGGCCTCCTTTGGGACTGGACCGGCGACGCGGACAAAAAGTACGGCGGCGCGGTACACGGCGCGCACGGCGTGCCGGACTACAACGCGAACAATTTCTTCAAGCTATGCAAGGACCAGTCGGCAGATTTTTCAAAGATCGAGATCGGCGAGGGCCTGTGGCTGGAAGGACACTGGGGCCTGTACGTGGGCAACGGGCTGGCCGTCGAGTGCACGGGCCGGTGGGACAACGGCGTGCAGATCACCAGCGTCTGGAACCTCGGTAAAAAGCCCGGCTTCAATGGCCGGTACTGGACGAAGCACGGCAAGCTACCGTGGGTCGATTACGACGGCAAGGCCGACAGCGTGGAGCCGGAGAAGATCATGTTGGGGAGCCGGGTTATCCGGAAGGGGACGCAAGGCTCAGATGTTACAGAGCTTCAGGAAGACCTGATGAAACTCGGTTACAGTCTGCCGAAATTCGGTGCGGATGGCGACTGTGGGAAAGAGACGGTCAACGCCATCAAACTGTTTCAGGAAGACCACAACCTTGAGGTCGATGGCGAGGCCGGGCGTGACACCATCGCAGCAATCCGGAAGGCCCTCGACAGCCAGACCGCCCCGGCGAACCCTGCGGAACCGAGGTACACCATCACGATACACCACGTCCCGCAGGAGGAAGCCGACGCGATGAAAAAGCGCTGGCCTGATGCGGAGGTGGTGCGCGAATGAGCGACGCGATCATCGTAGCGCTGATCTCTGGCGGCATCACGCTGGTCGGGATCATCGCGAGCCACTTCAGCACACTCACCCAGATCGAGAAGAAATCCGAGCTGAGCGACGAAAAAATACAAGGCCAGATCAACGTCATCGACAGCAAGATCAGCGCCCTGTCAGAGCGCGTCGAGCGCCACAACAAAGTGGTCGAGCGCACTTATGGCCTTGAACAGCGTATGGCCGTCGCCGAGGAGAGGATCAGCGATGCGCACCACAGGATCAATGAAGTCCGCCATGGCGGGCCGAGTGAATGAAGGAGGATGCCCACATGATCGACCTGACCCCCATTTTCCAAGCGGTGCTGGCCCTGCTGGCCGCGCTGATCACGTACAAATTGATTCCGTGGATCAAGGCCCGCACGACCAACGAACAGCAAGCCCGGATCGATGCGGCAATCCGCGTGGCCGTGTACGCCGCCGAGCAGGTGTACGGCGCTGGGCACGGCGCGCAGAAGAAAGCGTTCGCAGTGGCCTACCTCGAAGAGCACGGCTTCACGGTGGATTCAGCCGCCATCGAGGCGGCGGTGTGCGAGCTGCTGAACCTTCAGACCACGACCGAGATGGTCGTCGAGGCGGATGTGCCCGACGGCCTGACGGACGACGCAAAGTGAGCAAGACCCCCCGGCTTCGGCCGGGGGATTTTTTTTGCCTGTTCGTATGGGTGTACACATATTTTTAACAATCAAAATGGCCGAAAGCCATTGACTTTTCCACTGTATGGGTGTATACTTATATCGTTGAAAGGGCAATGGAACAAACAAAAGGAGGATACGAAAATGAAGTACAACAAGAGCGAGATCATGAAGTCCGCCTGGAACCTCTACCGCGCCAACTTCTCCCGCTTCTTCGGCAAGTGCCTGAGCAAGGCGTGGGCGCTGGCGAAAGCCGCCGCGAACAAGGAAGCCTTCACCGGCCACGCCACATTCAACGGCTTCGACTTCCGCTTCTGGAGCAACTACGGCAAGCGCCGCATCTACGTGACGGGCTACCGCAAGCAGTACAGCGGCTACATCGATCTGGACGACGGCAACGTCCTGAAGGGCACCGACTACTTCGACACCGTCCGCTCCGTGGAGCTGTTCCTGGCCCACTACGACATCGCCTGCTGAGCCGCCGCGACAACAGAATGCCAACCTACCGGCTTGACGGGGGCTATACCGATATGATATTCTGAGCACAAACGAATGAAGGAGGCAATCATCATGAAGAGCACCATCATCAACGGCACCGAGTTCACCGAGATCACCTACCGCTACGAGGGCGAAGAGATGCCCGGCCTGCTGATCCACGATCTGAACGATGCCAACCGCGACGGCGACATGATCATCGGGAACGGCTGCACCCTGCCTGAGAACGAGACCGAGGCCGCGACCATCCTGGCGAATGAGACCGGCGAGACCTGCTTCCACCGTGACGGCGACGTGTACGTCGTGGAATGAGGTGGCGAACGTGACTGAAGCCCAGCGCCGCGCGCGCGCCAAATACGACGCCGCCAACACCACGCAGCTACACCTGAAACTTAACTTAATAACCGACGCAGACATCCTTGCCCGCCTCGAACAGGCCAGCACCGCCGAGGGCGGGAAGCAGGGATATATTAAGGCGCTGATCAGGGCCGACATCAAGAATCCCCACGGCTAAGGCCGTGGGGATTTCCTGTTGACGCTCATCACGAACACCCGCCCGACACGGGCAAGTGTTTGGATAAACTGCATGTGGTGGCCCCCTGGGGACCCTATACAAACACCCTCGCCCAGCTCCACCCGGGCCGGTGGCCGGTCGGTGCCATCCTCGAAGCTGAACGTGATGTCCAGATGATCCGGGTACACGTACACGGCCCGCAGGAACGTATCGATCAGCAGCCGCCTGTACGCTGGGTCGTTGACCTCGCCCTTCCTGAACTGTTCAAAATAAAATCGCACCATCTCCGGCGTGACGTCGGGGATTTTTCGTTTCTCTGCGGCGATCAGCGCGCCCAGCTCATCCTCCGCCCGCTCCAGCTCGGTCAGCCTGTCCGCCAGCGTGCGCGAGCTGACGCCCGTCTCGATGGCCTTCATGATGTTCGCCTTGGCTGTGCGCGTCTCTTTGAGCCGGGCGGTCAGCGCGTCGAGGTCGGACCGGTCGGTCAGCTCATCCTTCAGCTCCATCACGGCGGCCACCAGCTGGTCGAGCGTGGCGTCATCCATCACCACGGCCCGGAGCGCGTCCACGACAAGGTCTTCGGCGACCTCTTGCCGGATCGACGCCTCGCCGCAGCCCCTACACCGGTAATAGTAGTATTTCCCGCCAGCCTTGCCTGTGCCACACGTCCCGCGCATGGGCGATCCGCACCCGGCGCAGTATATCTTCCCGGTCAGCGCGTACAGCCGGTCAGGCTCGCGGCGTCGGGCTTTGATTGCGGCGGTGGTACGGTGGAGCCGGTCACGCGCCGCGTCGAACAGCTCACGGGTGAGGATGGCCGGGATGCCACCCTCGATGCGGATGTCTCGGAACTGGTACACTCCAACGTATCGCTCGTTCGCGGTCATCCGGTGGAAGCTGCCCTTGTTCCAGATCCCGCCTGTCGCGGTCGGAATGTGTCGCCGGTTCAGGTCATCCGCGATCTGGGCCTGTGGCTCACCAGCGGCGAGGCGCGTGAATATCTCGCGCACGACCGGCGCGGTGGATTCGTCGATCTGGTATTTCCCGTCCGGGCCGCGCTGATAGCCCAGCGGCAGCGAGCCATTCACCCGGCACTGGCGCGCGTTCTCCATCATGCCGCGCGTGATGTCCTCAGCCATGTTCTCTGAATAGAACTGGTTCAGATTCATCATGCTGCGGAGCATGAAACGCCCGGTGGCCGTGTCGCCGAACTCCTCGCGGGCGTACACCACCCGCACACCCGCGCGGTCGAGCCGGGCCTCGTACTGGAGCGCCTGGAGCATATTCCGGGCTATGCGGTTCGATTTGTACGCCACGACCACACTGAACTCGTGCGCCTCGGCGGCCCGGATCATGCGCTGGAACTCCGGGCGGCGGTCGTTCCTGCCGGTCATCGCGCGATCGGCGTATGTGGCGACGATCTGGAGCCCGTGGGCAGAGGCATAGGCCTCGCACTCGGCGAGCTGCTGCTCGATCGATTCATCATTCTGCGCGTGCGATGAGTAGCGGGCGTATATGGCGGCGGGGATCATGGCAGTCACCCGCGCGGCTTGCAGACCTGGCAGGGCTTATATCCACAGGCTGCGGCTTCAGTATTCGTGCTGAAGGCGATGAGCTGGGACGACGGCAGGCCGCGCAGGGTGTGGCACCCGCGCTTGTGATAGACCTGCGTGTGTTTGTTTC